TCGGTGATGATAACAATTACTTTCAGTATTTGATAGATCGATACAATAATTCGACAACGAATAGCGCAGTCATAAACGCAATCACTAAGCTAATTTATGGTCGTGGCTTAGATGCTACGGATTCTAATAAGAAGCCGAATGACTATGCTCAGATGAAGATGTTATTCCGTGCAGAGGTATTAAAGAAAGTAATCCAAGATGAGTATTTACTAGGTCAAGGATATTTTCAACTAATCTACAATAAGCAAGGTAATGCAATCGTAAGAGTTGAGCACATTCCAGCTCAATTGATTCGTGCAGAAAAGTGCAATGACAAGGGAGAAATTACTGGATATTATTACTCTGATAATTGGGAAGAAACAAAAAAGTTTCCGCCTAAAAGAATTCCTGCGTTTGGATATGGAGATAAGAAGCTAGAATTGCTTCGTGTAGGTGATTATAGCGTAGGACAAAAGTATTATTCTAACGTTGATTATATTGGCTCTATTCCTTATGCTAAATTAGAGGAAGAGATTGCAGACTTTTTGATTAACGATGTCCAGCATGGATTTTCTCCTACCTCTGTAATTAACTTTAATAACGGAGTTCCAGATGAGGAAAAACAAAGCCTAATTGCTTCGGATGTTAAGCGCAAATTGACTGGATCTAGCGGTGCTAAAGTTGTAGTTGCTTTCAATAGCGATGAAACAAAGAAAACGACTATTGATTCAGTTCCATTAAACGATGCGCCTGCTCACTATCAGTATTTAAGCGAAGAAGCTCGTGGCAAGATTCTACTTGGCCACTCTGTTACATCTGGTTTATTATTCGGTATCCCTGCTAATAACGGATTCAGCTCAAACGCTGATGAATTAAAGAACGCTTCAATTTTGTTTGACAACTTAGTTATCAGACCAAAGCAAGGCACGATTTTAGATGCTTTAGATTTAATCCTAGCGTTCAATAAAGTTACATTGAATATGTACTTTAAGACTTTGCAACCTTTGGAGTTTATTGATCAAAATCCTATCATTTCAAAAGATGCAATGGAAGAGGAAACTGGCTTAAAGCTATCTTCTCACATTGATAAATTAGATGTAGAAGAATACGGTGCAGAAATGAATCCTGACGAGTGGGAATTAATTGATTCAAGACCAGTATCGTACGAAGAAGAAGAGCGCTTAGATGCAGAGCTAGAGGCTTTAAACAATCCATCTAAATCATTGCTATCTAAAGTTTGGGAGTTTGTAACGACTGGAGTAGCAAGACCAGACTTAGGCTCTGAGCAAGATGGCAAATTATTTGCATCTCGTTACAGATATACTGGTGAAATATCAGCTGATTCTCGTGAGTTTTGTCAGAAAATGATCAAGGCAAATAAGCTATACCGCAAAGAGGATATCATTCGTATGGGGCAAAAGCCTAACACTAATCCTGGATTTGGGCCGTTTGGTGCAGATACCTACGATATTTTCTTATATAAAGGAGGCGGAGCTTGCCACCACTTCTGGACTCGTGAAACTTACAAGCGTTTTACAGATCCTAGAAGAAAAGGAGCTGAAGAAATAACACCAGCAGAGGCAAGAAAAGCAGGCGAGATTTTGCCAAATCCATTCAATAAATCGGATGGCAAAGGATATAGAAAGGACAACAATTTGGTTTATACTGCGCCGATTGATATGCCAAATAAAGGATTTTTACCCAAATAATTAGAAGAATGGCACAAGCATTATTTATTAGCCGTGATGACATTGTAAGATTTACCGCTTTAAACGGTAACATTGACACAGATCGTTTTATTCAATGGGTAAAAGTGGCTCAAGATATTCACATTCAAGGCTATCTTGGAACGAAATTGTTCAACAAAATCAATGATGGAATCGTTGCAGGAAATCTTGCATCGCCTTACACTACGCTTTTAAATACTTACATCAAACCGATGGTAATTCATTGGTCTATGGTAGAGTTTATGCCGTTTAGTGCTTATACTTTTGCAGGCAAAGGGGTGTTTAAACATTCGTCTGAGAACGCTCAAAACGTAGATAAGGAAGAGATAGACTTCCTAATCGAAAAGGAACGCTCTATCGCAGAGCATTACACTCGCAGATTCATTGATTATATGAGTTTTAATCAAGCAAGTTTCCCAGAATATAACACGAATAGCAATGCAGATATGTTCCCCGACAAGCAAGCAGACTTTATGGGGTGGTATTTGTAAATAAAAAGATTTATATTGTGTAAAAAAACACGATATGGAAATCTGGAAAAGAGTAAAAGGTTACGAGGATTGTTATGAAGTTAGCAATCTAGGAAATGTAAGAAGCATTACAAGGCAAGTAGAAAGGACAAGCCCAAACGGAGGCAAAGGACTTTATACTTATCATTCAAGAATGTTAAAAACTTGCATTACTAAAAAAGGATATTTAAGGCTTGGGCTTACTTTGAATGATGTAAAAAATAATCATCAAATTCATCGTTTAGTTGCAACTGCTTTTGTTGATAATCCTGATAAAAAAGATCAGGTTAATCACATAAATGCAATTAAGACAGATAATAGAGCCGAGAATTTAGAATGGGTTAGTAATTACGAGAATTTTAGACACTCGGTTAAATTAGGTTTACAAGATAACGCACATAAACATGGCGGTAAAAGAAAGATTGAATAGCTTAAATAGGACAACTTATAGACCTAAAAAAGACAACGTTAAAAAATTAAAGGTTTACCTTAACAAAATAGAAAATGGCTCTTAATTTCACGCATACAAAAGGCGATACATTTAGTGAAGTAGCTTTCGAAGTAAAGAAAAACGGCACGGCTATTGACCTAACTGGTGCGACAATCAAAATGCAACTGCGTAAAAATTACTCTGATGTATCTCCTGCTCTTGCTTTGACATCAGTATCTTCAGCAGGTATCACAATCACGACTGCGGCATCTGGTTTATTTAAAATCAATGAGCAAATAATAGACATCGAAGTCTTTAATTACGTTTACGACATCCAATTCACTTTAGCTAGTGGAGAGGTAAAGACTTATGTAAAAGGAGGATTTAACATTACACCTGAAGTTACTCGCTAGAATGGAAGATATTATAGACATCATAGTTACCGAAACTACCAATACGATTGAAATCACATCTCAAGCAACAGATGAGATAATTGATGTCAATATAATAGACAATAGAGAGGACATTACGCTTAACGTAACACCTTCATTAGTTGAAATCAATATCAATTCCTTGACTGGAAATTTTGGTGTTGAATGGGGTGAAATTACAGGAACTCTAGCGGATCAAACTGACCTTAATACGGCTCTTGGATTAAAGGCTAATTTAGTAGGTGGCAAAGTTCCTGCTTCAGAATTGCCTTCATACGTTGATGATGTAGTTGAGGTGGCTAATTTTGCAGCGTTACCAGCGACAGGCGAAACAGGTAAGATTTACATTACATTAGATAATAATAAAATCTATCGATGGTCTGGCTCGGTTTACGTTGAGATTGCAGATTCGGCTGCGGTATGGGGTGCAATAACTGGAACGTTAAGCTCTCAGACTGATTTACAATCTGCTTTAGATGCAAAGCTAAGTGTAACTACTGCTGCTTCAACTTACGTTCCTTATACAGGTGCAACGACTAGCGTTAATCTAGGAACTCATGATTTGACAAGTAGATATTTAGTTGCTAATGGTGGCTCTGCATTGGGTGGAGTTGTAAGTATTAAACAAGATGCTACATATTTAGCAAAAGGAAACGGTTATTCAAGCATCGCATCGTCAGATGTTATGTTTGATTTCTTTGGTTATACAGGAGCTTCTACTTATAAAAACTTTTCATTACGATTTGATGGCTTAACAGATAACACGTTAAGAACTTACACGCTTCCAGATGCTAGTGGAACGCTTGCTCTTACTGGCAATTTAGCTGCTTATGTACCTTATACAGGAGCGACTGCAAACGTAGATTTAGGAACACATACTTTATTAGCTGCCAAAGGTACTTTCTCAAGTTCAGGAAGTAGCGATACGGTAGGCATCACGCATTCAAGCGGAAGCGGTATTGCTTTAAATATCAGCAAGGCAGGTAATGGCGAAGGAATTTATGTAAATAAATCTAGCGGTAGCGGTAATGCAGTTACAATTGTAGGTACTTTAAATGCGACAACGCTAGTAAAGAATGGAGGTACTTCAGCTGAATTCTTGAAAGCGGATGGCTCGGTAGATTCTAGCACTTATGTAGATACTAGTACGAATCAGTCTATAGCAGGAATTAAAACTTTTACAACCTCAGTCCACGCAGCTGGATTAAGATTTAGTGAAAGCGGAGGCTTTGCAAACGTTTCAGGATACACTCAAATTGGAGGAACGGCTGATTACTTTAATTTTGTAAATGGGGTAAATAGTAAACAAGCCACTTTTAACTATGGAACTGGAGGCTCTGGATACACTTATACTTTGCCAAACTCTAACGGTACGCTTGCTTTAACTTCTCAATTATCCTCTTACCTACCTTTAAGCGGTGGCACACTTACGGGAGCTTTAGGAGGTACAAGTGCCACGTTTAGCGCAAATTTAGGAGTAGGAGTTTCCCCATTATATAAATTTCACGTAAGAACAAATACAAACGGAAACATAGGATTTAGAAATCCAACTGATTTCAATGCGAGTTGGACAACAGGTTCAGCGTTTGGAGTTTTTAACGATGCTGATAATGCAAATGAAAAACTATATTTAGAAACTTCTCAATTAGGATTAAATTTAACTAGCCAAGCAAATACTTTAATAGGTGGAAACGTTGGCATCGGAACTACTTCGCCGGGTGTAGCACTTCAAGTCAATGTTTCTAATTCAGCTGGACTAGGTGGTCAAATTGCATTACACAATTCAAGTACTGGAGCAGTAGGAAGTAGAACCGAATTATCATTCTTAAATGACTCTGGCGCAAGTGGGATTGGCACTAGAAGTGGAAGGATTATTTCATCAATGGATAATGCTGGTAATGGTGCTAGTAATATGCAGTTCTGGACTTGGAGCGGTTCTACTGATTCCGAACGTATGCGGATTACTAGCGGGGGGAATGTAGGAATCGGAACAACTGGTAATGCTTCATATAAATTATTAGTAAGCGGAAATAATGCTTCAGTAGATTCTAACGGACAAAATACTATATTCCTATCAGCTGGCACAAGCGTTTCTTATATTGATACTTCATATATTGGAGGAGGCTCTTATGTTCCTATGGCATTTGGAACTGGTGGCTCAGAACGTATGCGTATTACTAGCGGGGGGGATGTATTGGTAGGTAAAACAACTACGGCAACCAATGAAAGTGGAGTTCAGATTTATAAAACTGCAAATACCAGTGGTAGGGTCAATATAGTTAAAACCGTTAGCGGTACAAATAGTTCAGTAGCTAACTATCATAATGGAACTTATGTAGGTGGAATGGATTATGGTGATACATTGACCACATTTTTAACAACTTCAGACTATCGTTTAAAAGAAGATTTACAAACTATTAAAGGACTTGAAATTATAAGAAAAATAAAAGTTTACGACTACAAATGGAAGTCTGAAGATAGTCGAATGAATGGAGTTTTAGCTCACGAACTTGCCGAAATCTTACCCTATGCAGTTTCTGGAGTAAAAGATGGCGAAAGGATGCAAGGGGTAGACTATTCTAAAATTGTTCCAGTAATGATACAAGCAATTAAAGAATTAAAAGCAGAATTAGATACTTTAAAAAATAAATAAATGGCATTCAACTGGGTAATATCACAACTAGATTCTATCCCATCGCTTGATGGAATGGACAAAGTAATTAGCGTAATTCATTACAGAGCACAAAAGCAATACGAAGAGGATGTAATTCATTTTACGGCAGATACTTACGGAGCTTTGGCAGTACAAGCACCACACGAGGCAAGCTTCACTCCTTATGATGAAGTAACTCAAGCAATGGTCGAAAGCTGGTTAAATGAGTTATTAGATACGGAAGCGATTGAGGCTAACTTAGATGCACAGATTCAGAACTTTTTGAATCCTCCGATAGTTGCCTATCCATTGCCGTGGCAATCATAATTAATACCTTTATATCACAAAAAACAAAAACAAAAAACAAATGAAAGTAACACTTAACGAAGAACAAATCAAAATGCTAGAAGCATGGGCGCAAGAATTGCCGACAAAGTACGGTATGTCCTTTATCCAATTTCTAGCTCAACAAGTTCAAGAGCAAAATCCAAAACAGGAAACAGAATTAGACACAACAAAAACAGAATAAACTATGGCATTTTTAGACATTTTCAAGGATGACAATGAGATCAACGAGAAAGCAATCTTAGGATTTGCATCGTTTGGTGTTTTATTTATCTACGGCATTGCAGATGTAGTGACTGGATTAGAGCAACAACAATTTGTAATTGAGCCAATTATCTTGGAGGTATTTGCAGGCTTAACATTCGGTTGCTTTGGAATCGCTTCTTACGAGAAAGTTGCAAACCGTAAAACGGACGCAGAGCGTGAGAAAAACTTGCAAGGTGGTATAGCTCCACTTCCAGAAGATGAAGGTTAATATAGCCCTTTTCATCTGTTGTATGGTTGCCATCTTCTATGCTTACACAAAGCATAAGCAAGCAGGAGAGGCAAAGCCGAATGACACGCTAGTCGTTCACGATACAACGTGGAGAATACACGATTCTATAATCGTTAAGAAAGTACCAGTTTTAAAAGAAATCGTAGTGGAGGTGGCATCTAAACCTGAGATGCTACCAGACACTAATTACGCTACTTTAAAACGGCAGTACATGGCTTTGCTTCAGTTGTATTTGAATAAGGTAGTTTATTCGGATACGATTCGTGTAGGTAATTACGGATACATTGCAGTATTAGATTCAATTCAACAAAATAAATTAACAAGCAGGCGCACTCGTGAGAACTATCAGATACCTGAGATTAAAGAAACGAAAACTATCACACGCTATTTACCGCCATCACGAGCTGTTTTTGTGGGCGGTGGAATTAATACGAGCAACTCAATAGGTATTCGTGGCATAGAGGCTGGCATTATTTACAAGACAAAGAAAGATGCTTTGCTAAATGTTAAGGCTCAAGTAGATTTAGATGGCAAACCGATGTACGGCTTTGGCTATTATTATAAAATAAAATAGATATGCTTTTAAAAGTAGGATCAGTAGGCGAAGAGGTTACTAAATTGCAGGTCAAACTAGGTGTTGATCCAGTTGGTAAATTCGGCCCAAAAACAGAGGCGGCAGTTAAAGGCTGGCAATCAGCTCACGGCTTAACTCCCGATGGCATTGTTGGCGATGCAACGTGGGGTAAGTTATTTGCAGAGGTGGCACAAGTACCCGCTCCGCAGGTTATCGTTCAACCTGAGCCAAGTATCGTGCCTCAAAGCGGATTCAAATTAGATAGATTGGTAGGTCATATTCCTCAAGCGGTTATTAATCAGATTCCTGACACCGCAGCAAGATTCGGAATTACAAGCTCATTAAGACTTGCACACTTTCTAGCGCAATGCGGACACGAAAGCGGAGGCTTTAGAGCAGTAAGCGAAAACCTAAACTATTCAGCAAAAGGATTGCTAGGTATTTTCCGCAAGTATTTTACAAATGTAAACTTAGCTATGCAATACGAGCGTAAGCCTGAGAAGATTGCTAATCGTGTTTACGGTGGTAGAATGGGTAATGGAGCAGAAGCATCTGGCGAGGGTTACAAATTTAGAGGTCGTGGTTATATTCAATTGACTGGTAAGGAAAATTACAAAGCATTTGATCAAACGGTTGGCGAAGATATTCTAGCAAACCCTGATTTAGTGGCTACAAAATACCCATTAGCTTCAGCTGCTTTCTTCTTTAAACGCAACAACCTATGGGCAATTTGTGATCGTGGCTCTAGCCCTGATGTAGTGACTGCGGTAACTAAGCGAGTAAATGGCGGTACAATTGGCCTAGCTGATAGACAAAAACACTTTAACGAATACTATAAACTCTTAAGCTAATGGCAAAGGCAACAAATGGCAATACCAAAATCTCTTTCGGAAAAAAGAAAAAAGGAAAAGCTAAACGATCCTTTTCAAAGTACGAACAAAAACCTAAACCCTCACGAGGACAAGGATGAGCAACGCATTTGCAATTACCGCCAAGATTGTTTCTCTTATCATTGGCATGAGTTTTACGGTACAAAGCTATTTCATCTATAAGCACTTTTTCCCTAGCGAGCCTATCACGGTTGCACCAGTTGAAAACCGAGTACAGATAGGTGCTTTGGCTGGTAATAGAAACCTAGCCTTTGGAGTAAAGAATATCTTAGAAGAATATCTAGTCGTAAAAGAATACGATTTAGCAGATGGCTCAGATAAGGTGCTCAAGGTAGAAATCCTTTACTTGGATGTATTTAAGAAAGAGGCTAACCTATCTATCTTTCACGGTGCAACCGATGCGGTAGTAGTAAGGATGCGAGGGACTTTATACTATAAAGGCAAAGCAGTAAGCAAGGCGGTTGTAGAAGAGCAAGCAGAAGAGGTTTCAATGTCCACTTTATTAGTGGATGAGGGTGGTAATTTTAACCAGCAGAATCTTTCAAGTGCTATAAAAAAAGCGTGTAACTCACTTATTAATAAATTGCTTTGAAAAATCTATTCATCTTTGCGCTTTTGCTAATTAGCCTTTCAGCTAAGAGCCAGACTATCAAGCTATATTTCCAGAACGATTCTACCAATACTAACACAAATGGGCAGGTCATAAACAAGGGCGATATATTTGATGTCATAGTTTATGGCGATGGCAATGGGAATACCTCAGCACGTTCATTATATTTTGATTTTGAATACCAGAATACGGCATTCGATTTTATCTCTATAAATCACACCGGAACTGGGGGCAATGGGGGAATTATTCCTTACGGCTCTGAGATATCTGCTACGCATTATTTGTATCCGGGTTATTCATTTAATAAGACTGCACAGAATAGCACAGAAAACGGCAATACCAATTACAACTGGGCGCAATATAATTACACTCAAGGCGGTAGCAAAACAATTCTACGCTATTATCTTAACTGGGCAGTCGCAAACGGTGGACTAGGTTTAGATAGGCTTTTAGTGCTACGCTTTAAGCTAAAGACAAACGCTGATGGCTTTGCATGGAATCCAATCTTAATGAACTTTGCAGCGGCCTTTAATCAGAACGGCTCGGCAGGCTCTACATTGATGACTACTCCGCTGACAAATGTTATCATGCTAGATCCTACGGCTTCTAAATATGTTACGGCTACGCTAGACAATAACACCAATATAGATCCGCTTACGCTTAATCGTGTGGTGTTTGAGGATACGCTAAGAAAAACCAAGTATTTAGTAGATGCTTTAGGCAATGGAACTATTCCAATAGACCAGACTAGACTATTGCCTAACACGGTTTACAAAGTTTACAATACATTAAACGCTGATTCATTTTTAGAATTACATGCTTCAGCGGTTACGGTTTCAGACTTCACAACGGCTCAAGCAGAATTCAATAGTCAAAACCTAGATGGCACATTTAAAGGTCAATCTATTGTAACTGGTGCAGGATATTACGCTGCGGATATTAACAAAAGCAAAAAGTTCGATGGCGGTGATGTAGTCAGGATATTCAGTCAAGCGGTGGGAGTTGATCCGATTGTTAGCCTACCTGATAATTATGTAGCAAGCTCAGACATTTACATTCCAGTTGCAACCTTTACAGATTCTACATTCAACGGAT